AATTACCTGAAACAACGAATTTAGCTGGAGATGACATCATTCCTGTTGTCGATACAAGTGAAACCACAACCAAGAAGGTAAAAGTCAGCAATTTACTTGCTGACCAAATCACTTCGGCTGAAAGGACAAAACTTGAAGGTATCACAGAGGGAGCAACCGCGAACCAAACAGATGCACATTTATTGAATCGTGCAAATCACACAGGGACGCAAAGTCTTTCTACACTTTCTGATGTTGGTTCAAGTGCTATAAGAGATGTCCCTTTATTCGGAGACGCCAACGATAGCATGGTTGTTCTCGGCAATGATTCAAGGCTCACAAACGCTCGTACACCAACCGCACACAATCACACCGCATCTGAAATCACAGATTTCAATAGTAGTGTAGATTCTCGGATCACAGGAAGCTCTGATGCTGGTCATGGTTCAGGATCAGTAACACAGCATAATGATGTAACAAATGCCGGAAGCGGATCAATCATCACGACCACAGAGAGAAACAAGCTCGCTGGCATAGCCAGCGGAGCAACTGCAAACGCATCTGATGCTGACCTAAAAAACAGAGCGAACCACACAGGTACACAGACACTTTCAACTATTTCAGATGCAGGAACTTCAGCATCGCTTGATGTCGCAACAGCAGGAGATGCATCCGCAAGCCAAGTCGTGAAGGGAGATGACTCCAGACTTACAGACTCAAGACCACTAATTTTAGCCTCATGAAAATCGTCATATCATTATTATTAGTGTCCCTCACTAGTTGCTCGCTCAAGCAATGGTATCCCACAATGGGAGCTGTAGTAGGAGGGGGAGTTGGTTCACTAGGTGGCCCAACAGGATCAGCTCTTGGAGCTGGAGGAGGTGCTTTAATTGGAGAGGTTGCCAAGGGTAACAAAGAAATCAAAGAGGCAAGAGAAACCATCTCTGCACTTACTCATGGAGATGTCGAAACTCTCATCGAGAAAGGCATGGAACAACACGCTAGTGGATTCGAATCTTTCACCACTACAATCAAACGAATCCTAATTTTTGCTTTTGTAGGACTGCTTTGCTATCTCGCGATTCCAATCTTTGTCGCCCGGAGATGTTCAAAGTCAGAAGCAGTTAAACATCTCACACGCCCTCCGTTCCCTAGACCAAGCTCGAAGCCATGAAAAATCTAAAACTACTCACCGACAAATACCAATCCCTAACCAAACAAGGAAAAGTGATTACCTGTTTAGTGATTCTATTACTTTTAATCTTCATCGTGGATTGTTGCTGGTAATGGATAGAACATTTCTAGCAGGATTCACAGGCACTTGTGCCTCAATAGGACTTGGTCAAATTCATGCCATAGTCGGGATTATCGCTGGTCTAGCGACTATCGTCTACATGAGCATCAAGATTTTCGAATTACTCAAGAAATGACTCGTTACCGGACATATGGAAAGCTTGATGATCCGCTTCGAGAAGTAGGAGACACAGGCTTTCGTGCCTTGGCATCAAGAGACGAACCAACCCAGCTACAAGCTGGGGTGGTGAGTGAGGCAAAGAATGTACGAATGGATGATGGCAAGGTTGAGACCAGGCTAGGTCACACCACACAGATAGACCTAACCACAGGTTATCTATTGGATGAGATCGAGAACATCTTGACCGCAGAAAATGGGGATAGATTCAACAGCGAATCAGCTCAATTGTCAGAGGTCTTTAGTGCTAATTACTTTTCAGGAATAGGCATTGTGGACAGGAATCAAATCCTGATGGTGCAGGAGGATAAGATTTTATTTTGGGATGGACTAGCAATGACTGAAAAGCGTTTCGAAACCATTTACCGACAAGACCCATTTCTTCCTGTTTATTTAAGGTTTTTCCTCACAGGTGGAAAAGGTGATTTCCCTTTTACTTTAGCATCTCGTATCGAAGCGGTTCAGTTTAATAACAAACTAATCCTCCTCACAGGCAAAGGCCCAACTCTTCCAGTAAATCTAGACTTTCTACTCGATCAAGGCGTGCAGAAGTGGGATGGCGATCCGCTAACCGAATTTGTAGTGGATGAGAGAATCCCAAATGGTGACTACGGAGTGGTAGTTGGCAATCGCCTAGCCATTCAAACCGATAATGACTCAATCAGCTTTTCTGATATTGCTGATGAAACCAATTTTGATGTCCTTAATAAATTCACATTTGGAGCTGGAGATGGTGACCAATTAGTAGGCATTGCACCAATACCCGACGATTCAGCTTTGGTATTCAAGAGAAGATCAATCTTTGCAATCAGCCAACTCACGGCAATGGCTATACCCGACTCATTTCCGTATGTAGCTCAGGTGAGTCGCCAAACAGGATGCGTCTCCAGGCATTCAATACAGAATGTGGGAAGTGCCGTATTCTTTCTAGGCGACAATGGAGTTTATTCACTCAATGTGGGTGTTGATGCTTCCAATGCTAGAGGCACACTCACACGCTTTGATCTAAAAGATCAGCCTTTATCCAAGCCAATTAACGATCAGATCCTGGCAGAGGATTTCACATTGGCTGAGGCAAATTGCAGATCAATCTTCTTTAACAACCGATACTATCTAGCTTTCAGCGATGAAGTGTCATCAAGAGTTTACATTTTCAACACCCTGATGGGAGCTTGGGAAAGCCGAGATGAATACAGCTTTCCAATTACTGACTTTATTCGGGCTAAGACGAAAACTGATTCACAGGAAAAACTCTACATTGCAACCATAGCCGGAAAGCTTTTCCGCATGGATGATGGAGTAGATGACAGCGGTGAACCAATAGAATGGGCATTGAATAGTAGAGCTTACGATAACCAAAACCTCGAAGTTAAAAACTTCCGTCGGGGATATGTTAAAGTCGAGTCATTAGACTCGACTGGCACAACAACCTTAGATGTGGAAGTGACCGATCCCGATGGAGTCACAAACATTCCACTAGCTCGACCAGTTAATGAAGGATTCATTGAAAGGTTCACGATCGGTAAGCGTGGAAACTCGCTAAAATACAAATTTTCAGGAACAGGACGAAATGCAATCAAGCACCTACGTGCTGAATTTATTGAGTCATCCAACAATACAATCTCAACCCACGAATAATCATGGCATTATCACAAAACAACAACCACACATTCGTTTCGGGCGAGTTAGTCACTTCGGCTAAACTCAACTCGACTAAAATCATTCAAACGGACACCGAGGCAAACAACGATGGATTCACAGGTAATCCGGGTCAGTTGACTTACGACTCGACCAACAAGAAGCTTCGACTCCATGACGGCACAACGGCAGGAGGGCTAGAGGTTACTCCTACACAAGGAGGAGTTTCATTGGGAGCAGGAAGCGTGACCGAAAATATGCTCGCAACAGGGGCAGTCACCGACACTAAACTCGCAACAGATTCAGTCACGGAAGAGAAGATTTTGGATGGTGCGGTCACCGCTAGTAAACTTGCAAGCGATGCAATTTCACTAGGAGCAGGATCGGTAACATCCGAGATGCTCGCGACAGGTGCTATTGCAAGCATTGATGACATTGGAGATGTCAAAACCGCAGGGACAAGCGGAGGGACGGATCATACACCATCAGATGGAGACTCATTGGTGTGGAACGCTTCTCATAATCATTGGATGCCCGGTAGTGGATTACAAGGAGGAAATATTGGGGCAAGGGCAATTCTCCATGCAGTTCGAACTAAATCCGGGGGTGTAGTTGCTCCATTTCAAAACGGGCCACGAGCAGTTAATCAAGCAAGCGTCAGTCAGAATGGTAGTATACTTACCTTCACTTTCAGTTCTTCTATACAAAACCCACTAGTAATGGTTTGTACTGGTGGGTATGGAAGAGCCTCTACCTCATCTCAAGCTAATCAGACTTATAATAATGCAGATATTCAAGTTCAAGAAATAGCTATCAGTAACAATCAGGTTATTATAGCTATTCAGGACACATCGCCAAGTGGTACAAATAATATCTATATGCCTTACCTCGAATACTTCGCGATTGTTTTTTGATGACCAACATCTCCGCAGATTTAGTGAAGAGTGGTTATCCCCCGATCACCGAAGTAATGTCTCATTACGACAACAAGCTCGATTTCATACAGGACTTGGAGAGTTACATCCGAGCAGGAGTAATCATCTCGACCCCCAAGTTCTTCATCATGGGTAAACCTGTTGATTCGAAAGTCGATCCGCGTGGTCAATGGTATGCGGAGAAGCCCGATGCATGGTTTGTAAAACTAGCGTCAGGTCGTGGGGCTATGAAGTACTTCAAGGACTTGGTTCAACCACTAAGCAAAGTAATATTCAGCCGATATAAGAACGGGGAGTTTTCGGCATTCAAGATTTATGATTGGGAAAAAATCACAAGGAGGATTTAATTATGTCAACTAATGTAGAAGCACCACCGCCAAGGGACTACGGAGCAGAGACTCGCGACACTCTACAAGCACAGGTCGATTTAGCACCTGAGCTTTATGAGAGCGAAGCCGAGTTTCGTCCTCAGTATGCTGACCTGGAGAAGAGCATCATGTTCGAACAGCTTGGTATCGATCCTGATATTGGGCTACTCGAAGCATTTGAGGATTACATCGTACCATCGCAGAACGAACAGAAGAAGAAGTCAGTCGAAGGTGATATTGATATTCTCAAGACCTTGGGCAAAGACCTGATTGAAGCTCAAAGAGAAGCTGACCCATTAGCTGAGGAATTAAGGCAACAAGTACTAAGTGGTAGCAGTAAGGTATTATCTGACCTTCAAAGCGAATACGAGCAAGGTGATGGCATGACCCAGCGTGAGGCTAGGGAAGTTGACCA